GAAACTGGGCGACGAGATCAAGCTCATCGAGGAGTACATCAACGCCTACAACGAGGTGGATAGATGACCAGCCTCGTCTGCCCGAAGGACACCCTTGAGAATCTGCGCTTCCGCATCGACATGTTCGCGCAGGCTCGGGAAGACGAATCGTTCCGCAAGGGCCTGGAGGATGCGTGTCGCGCAGACATCAAGTTCTTCTTCAACCTCTGCTGCTGGGGCTTCGACTCGCGCCTGATGGAACTCGGGTTCAAGGGTGACCAACCGTTCGTCACCTACCCGTTCCAGGACGAGGCGATAGACGAACTCGACGCATCGCTTGGCAAGTACGACCTGGTGTGGGAGAAGTCCCGAGGGCAAGGCGCGACCTACATCGCGCTTTTCGTCTTGATGCACCGGTTCCTGTTCAGCCACGAGAAGCAGGACTACATCCTCGTCTCGTTCAAGGAGCAGGAGGTTGACGACCCGGGCAACTCCGGGTGCCTGTTCTGGAAGATGGACTACCTGCTGAAGCGGTTGCCGTCGTGGATGCGCCCGAAGGTGGACCGCGCTCGGATGCGCCTCCTGAACCGGGAGAACGGCGTCCGCATCATCGGCACCTCGACTGTCGGCGACATCGGTGTCGGCCAGCGCCCTGCCGCAATCATGTTCGATGAGTTCGCCGTCCACGACTACGGGGACGCAATGGTCAGGGCGTCACGCGACTCCACCAACTGCCGCTGGTTCATCTCGACGCATCGCGGCATGGGGAAGGCGTTCTACAAGCTGACGCGGGACCGGCACATCGCGAAGTTGCGTAGTCACTGGTCACAGCACCCGGTGTTCGCGAGCGGCATGTACCGCATCGAAGCGGACGGCACGCACACGATCATCGACCCGAACATCGACCCCATCGTGAAGACGTTGCTGGCTCGCGAGAAGGGGTTCGACTGGCACAGCGAGAGCAAGTTCCCAGACGAGTACGACTTCACCAACACGAAGTTCCAGGACGACTACAAGCTGCGCTCCCCGTGGTTCGACATGCAGTGTCGGCGTGCGGCGAGTCGTCAGGAGATCGCGCAGGAACTGGAGATTGACCCCGCCGGGTCCGGGTCACCGTTCTTCGACGGACGGATGATGGAAGACGTGATGAAGCGCGAGTGCCGCGAGCCAGACGCGGTCGGTGATTTCCACTTCGACCCCTACGAATTCACGCCGCAGGAGAAGCCGTTCAGGCGTGCGATCAACGGACATGTATCCCTCTGGTGCGACATCGACCCCCAAGGTGATCCGCAGAGAAAGCGGTACGTTATCGGCGCAGACATCGCCACGGGATCTGGCGCGTCCAACTCCGTAGCGTCTGTCGTGGAACGGGATACGGGCATCAAGGTGGCAGAATTCGTCACAAAAAAGCATCCGCCCGAAGATTTCGCTTGTGTCGTCGTTGCCCTTTGTAGGTGGTTCTGCGACCACGACGAGTCACCGGCCCATCTCGCGTGGGAAAAAAATGGTGGCCCTGGGTACGGGTTCGGACGCAAAGTCAAGGAAATTGGCTTCAGGAACATCTACTACCGGCGGATGAAAAACCGCCTCCACGACAAGAAGACGAAGGAGCCCGGATTCCACAGTGACGCGCAGACGAAGTACGACCTCCTCAAGAGCCTGCGCGAGGCACTGGGCACCGGACGATTCACGAACCCGTCACGCCCCGCGATGACCGAGGCGCTGGAGTATCAGGAGGGTGGTCCCGGTAAAGGGCCAACACACCCCGGCTCCACGTCATCGGACAACCCCGCCGACCAAGGGGAGAATCACGGGGACCGAGTCATCGCTGACGGACTCGCCAACATGCTTTGCACTGTAGTCACAGAATCGCCTGACGAACTTCGCCAACGCTCAGAAGCACCACCAGACATGAGCAAGGCACCACCCCGGTCAATCGCCTACCTGATGAATCGCGAGAAGAAGCAGAGTAGAGAGTGGAGTGGATCACGATGGTGAATGACGTGATGGCGATTTATGCGGAGATGGTGGCAGATGTTCACCCGGCGCTCTCTTGCGAACGGTCGCTGGACGAAGGGTTCTATGACGCCCTAGTGGGAGACTTGAGAGGGCGTGGTGGTCGCCGGAACTGCATCCTGAGGCACATGTGCAGGGAAGTGTTCGGGAGGTCCAGCAAGCCCTACTGGGAATTGGAGCCCAACTTGACGTTCTCTGCCGTTCAGGCGGTCAAGAGGCGCCGCATGTTCAAGAACTGGGGCAAGGTCACCGAAGCGTTCTTCGTGAAGTTCATGGCAGACAATGGCTGGCCAGTCACGGAGGCGTCCGGATGGTGAACCGTCGCGCCTACAACGAAGACGTGATGGGGCGGCTCGAACAGAGTTACCGCTTCTCCCGCGAGCAACAGCGCCCGTTCCGCAACCGGCGGTTCGACGCCTACGCGCAACTCGCTGGCCACCTCTACGGCAACGGTGACGAGACTCCGCCGATCCACAAGAACTGGATAGCCCAGATTTGCGACGTGTTCATGTCGCACCTGGTCGGCGGCGGCAAGATGGGGGCGTTGGTGCGGTCGTTCAATCCGAAGACCAAGGGAGAGGCGTACGATTTCGGGCTGATCATCAATAAGACGCTAGAGATCATAAAGTACACGGAGACCGCCCGGGAGCCTGCGACTCTCGCGTCTCTGCTGTCACCGATGGGCATCATCAAGGTGGGCATGACGGACGGTGGGTCGTTCATGGGTAGCGACGGCATGGAGATGGATGCCAACGTGCCCTTCATGCGCTCCGTCGAGTTCGGCGACTTCTGCCTGGACTGGACCGCTGACGAGTTCGAGGAGTGCGACTGGTTCACGAACCGGTACCAGATGCCTCTTGAGGATGTGCTGGATAACAAGGAGTTCAACCGCGCCGCTCGCAACGAACTTCAAGGAGCGCAAGAGCGCCCGATGCTCAACGAGCAAGGCGACGAACGACTCAGCGCCCTCAACCAGAACCGCATCTCGCGAGAAGACCGAGGCTATCGCAAGCGCGTTGAACTGCTTGACGTATACCTGCCCTTCGACGGTGGCGAAAAGGGTGTGATGATGACGGTCGCCCTGATGAGGAACCGCATCGCCCCTCGCCCGTTGTCGGTCAGAGAGTACGAAGGCCCCGATCACCCGTACGGCCCGTACCGCCTGCTCTACTACCAGAAGCTCCAGAGCAACCTGATGCCCGTGCCGCCGGTCGCGCACTGGATGGAACTTCACGACCTGATCAACTCGAACTACCGCAAACTCTCCGAGCAGGCACGCGCCGCGAAGACTATCGGTCTCGTGATGCAGGGGTCAGAGGATGACGCAACGAAGGTTGCCAACGCGCAGAACCTGGACCTGATCGGCGTCGACGGTGACGCGGTGAACTGGATGGACATCGCTGGCCCTGACGGCAAACTCGTCGGGTTCAACGCGCAACTGGACAACGACCTGAACGTGGTAGCGGGCAACATCGAAAGCCTCGGTGGCCTCGCTGCCCAGTCGGAGACCGCTACGCAGGACGCCGCGATGGGCCGCGCTGCTGGCGTGAAGATGTCCACGATGCAGAAGAAGGCGAAGCGCTTCGACAAGGAAGTGATGATCAGCCTCGGCGACATGATCTGGTCGGACGACTCGTTCCGCCTCTCGCTCACGAAGAAGGTCCCGAACATCGACATGGAGATCCCGGTGATGTTCGATGAGGAGATGCGCGGCGAGGTTGACTACCTCGACCTGGACATCGACATCGACCCGTACTCGATGCAGTCGCTGGAAGCCGGGGAACGCAACCAGGTACTCACGCAGACGGCTCAGGAATTGGCGATGTTCGCGCAGCAGTTACAGGAAGCAGGCAAGCAGATCGACGTGATGGAACTCCTCCGTCAACGCGCTCGCCTCCTGAACATGCCCGAGTTGCTTGACCTCGTGACGCCCGGCGAAGTCCTCCCCGAATACAACCGGGAAGAGGGTGGCGGTGGCCCGTCGCACGAGCGCAGCATGCCGACGAATACGAAGCGCACCTATGAGCGCGTTGGACGCCCGGGGACTACCCCGGAGGCGACACGCCAGATGGCGGTGCAGAACATGATGAACGAGGGCGGAAACAACAACGGCAACGGTGCCAGTGGCGGAGGATATCAGTGATCGTCAGGTACGAGATTGATGGCAAGAACCTGAAGATGGTGACCGACCCGCTCACGATGGAGTCGACGTTCTTCATTGACGGGCTTCCGGCAACCGGAATCGAATACGACCTCGTCTTCATCCCCTACGCCGAGGCCTTGCAAGCGGAAGAGGACGAGCGAATCGAGCAGATCAACACAAGGTCCCTGTCAGGCTGGCCAATGGCATCCGGCGCTCGCGGATTCATCGACCAACCCGGCGAACTGGAGCGGCACCGCGCTGCCGACCAGGCGAACGGCATCAACTGCGAGTACTCGGAACCCCGGGCCGGTTGTCGCAAGCGCATCTTTGCCAGCCAGAAAGATGCCACCAAATTCGACAAGACGAACGACCTACAAGACTGGAGTTAGACGATGACCGAAGAGAACACGACACCCGTTGAAGAGACGACTCCGGTTGCAGACATGCACGCCGAGATTTCCGCATTGGCGGACACGATCAGCGCGGAGGGGGGCGGCGACGAAACACCGACGAGCGACACCTTGGCACCGTCGCCTGCCCCTTCTCCCGCTGCTGAACCTGAAGAGGAACTGGACGCGCTTGACGGCGAGGACGAAGAGGAGTTGGACGCCTACGACGAAGAGGGCGACGACACCGAACTGTCCGGCGAGCAGGACGAAGTCCAGGAACTGTCTCATGACATCGAGGACATCTACCGTGCCGTAGAACTCGGGTTGAGCCGAGAAAAGGTCATAGGGATGACTTCGGACACGCTGAAGGAAGTCCTGGACGTGATGGAGGAGGGCCGTGGAGACGGCACGATTTCTAGCACGAAGCCCGCCGCATCAAAGCCGACCGAACGCGCCGAGGTACCCGAGTGGGAGCCGGTGTCATTCGTCAGCGACGAACTGAAGGAAGAGTACGGCGACGACAACCCGATGATCTCGGTCCTCGGGTCCATCGAGGCGAAGTTCAACGAGCAGGGTGCCGCAGGCGTGAAGGCGTTGCAAGACAATGCCGAACTCCGCCAGCAAGTCTCCGACGAACGCACCCTCCGCTACATCGATGAGGCCGACAGGTACTTCGCGGAGCATGAGTCATTCTATGACAAGGGGAGCGCTGCCACAGTCAAGGGGTTGGGGTTGGAGCGCCGCAGCAAAGTCTTCGATGCGATGGAAGAGACTCGACGCATCACAGAGGCCGCCGGGTTGAGCCTCACTCAACACCAGATCATGGAACGCGCCGAGCAACAGGTGTTCCCGAATCGAGCAAAGAAGGCGAAAGTCGAGAAGAGGAACCGGAAGGTCCGGGGCCGCAGGACAGCAACACCCACAAACCGGGGCGGTCAGGGCCGTGGCCGGGAGGAAACGCAGAGGCCTGCTACCAAGCAGGAACTGAAGAACGAACTCTATGACCTAGTCGAAGACACCGTTCCGGGCTTCGATGACTGACTAGCCCTGACTGACAACCGGGAGTACACACCATGGGCGGCATTGCAGTAGCGGATTTCCACAACCTCGTGACGCGGTCTCAGCCGATCCTCGACCGGAACCGCACACAGGACATCGCCAGCGCATATCAGAACGTGATCTGCGGCTGGATCTACGACAACTTCTGCCAGGAAGAACCTGACGGTACGAGCGTTCGCAGGAACGTGACGACTGAACTCGGGAACAACTTCAAGCGCACGCAGTTGTTCGACTCGGAAGCGATCAACGTCAACCAGGGCGCTGCGTTCGCCGAGGAAAAGTGGGCTTACACCTTCAACGGTTACGCCTACGACCTTCGTGCAGTTGATCAGAATGCGGGCAAGAGTCGCATCGTCAACTACCTCATCGAGGAACGCGCCAAGTGCTTCGGCAACCAGGCTGAATCGATGGAGACGGAGTGGTGGTCTGGCCCGTCGAATGACACCGACGCCACCGAGAAGCTGAAGGCCCGTGGTGTTGCACACATCATCATCACGAGCGCGACCAAGGGGTTCAACGGCACCACGCCGACGAACTTCACCACCGTCCACGGGTTGTCGCCGACAACCTACTCGC